GCCGCCGTCGAGAACTACGACGCCCCCTACTTCTGAAAAGCAGGGTTCGCTGCTCAGCTCTTGTAAGGTAACTTACAGGTGCGGAGACTGTTCAGTTCCCGACGGTTCGAGCCGTCGAATTCATAAGGATAACCTATGAATGGTGATGCCATAAGGCAGCCAAACCGCGCGAGGCGGCCCCGTCTATCCGACGAGCTTGCGCTCGAGGATATGACAATCTCTGTTTTCATTGATGTCCTAGAGGCTCTCGACTCCCCTCACGGGTTGTCACAAGCTATTAGGATGCGTTATGGTGACTTCTCTGGCGTTGTGAACGCCGAGTTGGACCCCATGCATTTCAATGACTCGCAAGCCTTTGCGGACGCCTACCTATCGGTCAAGCTGATGTCGAAGTATCCTTACTTCGATACCGGTATAGATCGTGCGGCAGTCGCCCTCGAGGGCTTCTTGGCGGCAGAGAGGGCGTGCTTGGAGACGAACAAACGATTTCGAACGTTGCGTGAAGGATCAGACCCTAAAGGTCAAAATCCCGCAGTACAAGCGGTCATCTCGATCGCTGTGCGAAAAATTTCACACATACTAGGAGAAGTCGATCTTGATCGTATCGCTAAGCAGTTTGGGTGGGGGCCCGGCGCCAGTATCGGCGTCCGGGGTTTGCACACTTCAGCCTACAACAAGTTCTCAGGACCTCTGGATGTAACGCGCAATTGTCTCGCGATGGGGCTCGCCTGTATAAACAGTGTGCCCTCCTGGGTTAACGCGGTCGTGAAGACCGACGAATACCCTTCTATCCCAGTTAGCGCCCTTCCGGGTGCGCTGAAGATAGTGACAGGTAGCGAGATTATCTTCGTACCGAAGAATGCGAAGACCGACCGGGTTATAGCCATCGAGCCGTCCCTGAATGGATTTATCCAGAAGGGCGTCGGCGGTTATATTCGGAAACGTCTTCGCGAGCGTGCTGGTATCGATCTGAATAATCAGTCGGTTAACCAGTCTTTAGCTCAGTACGGGTCCCGAACGGGCGAGTTGGCTACCGTCGATTTATCGATGGCGAGCGACACGATCGCTAAGGAACTTGTACGCGAATTACTCCCTGAAGAGTGGTTCGCACTTCTCTCAACTTCTCGATGTGAGCAGGGCACCATAAAAGCGACTGGCGAAACCGTTTGGTTTCAGAAGTTTAGCTCTATGGGCAACGCCTACACCTTTGAGTTAGAGTCGTTGATCTTCTTCGCGCTTTCACAGGCGTGCGTCGATCAGCTAAAGGGCGAACAGCCTGAGCAGCTTCACGCTGTATCAGTGTATGGTGATGACTTAGTCGTACCATGCTATGCAGTTCCGCTTCTGCTTGAAGTCCTTGATTTCTGCGGCTTTAAAGCGAATAAGTCAAAAACTTATTCGTTCGGCCCCTTTAGGGAAAGCTGCGGTAAGGACTTCTTTCACGGTACCTCGGTTCGCCCGGTCTTTATAAAAGACCGAATAAGCACCGTCGAAAGCGCATTCAAAGTGGCAAATAGCCTGCGGAGATACGCTAACTCTCGAAACGCCCTTTTCGGGTGCGACGAGAGGTTGCTAAAACCGTGGTCTAGGATCGTTTCCCGCATCCCGCGTCGCTTCAGATACTTTATATCCGAAGGATACGGAGATGTTGGTTTGATCTCGAACTTTGATGAGGCATCGCCGCCCCGTGCCAGAAATGGCTGGGAGGGCTTCGTCTCGCGCGCTCTCTTTCGGGTCCCTTACAGGACTGCTTATAAAGAGACGCAGTTTGGTTACACAACTACGCTCTTTTTGGCCAGAGGCGTCCGCGAAACCGTCAAGTATGCGTGGGTGAATGACGACTCACGTCGTATCGAAGCCACTCTGTACAAAGACGGTGGAGATGTACAGGCACAGGGCCAGTACACGCCTCGTGACAGAAC